TTCTGTAATACCCAAGTTGATGTGACTAAGGAGGCAGGTATCACGGGATTTGAGCAGGATCTCCTGACAGACATTGGAATAGATACGTTCGCCATTGGCGTCGTATTGCTTCTTAACAATCCAAACGTCACCCTTTCGGGCAGCGTCCATGATTGCTTTCAGTTTGTCTGGCTGATCGATGATGTCAGGATCAACGTTGACACAGCGCTTGATCCAAGGAATACGAGCCCGATCGTAATTAACAAACTCCAGAATGTCACTATGATCTGCGTCAAGATGAGCAACGATCGCACCATTACGGTACGTTCCACCACGACGAAGGATCTCGTTGAACTTGGAGTAGATCTCCATGAACCCACAAGGACCTGAAGCAACCATTCCGTGGCTGTTCTCGGTACCTTTTGCACGAAGCTTTGACAGGTGGATAGCAACGCCTGCGCCATAACGAAGAGCCTTACTAGCAAACTGCCAAGAACCTTCAAGACCATCAGGGTCTTCATCCATCGTGTCTTCTACAACGAAGACAGTACAGGAGACAGGATACCTACGAGTCGGATTGTTGATCCAGCTCTCCACCCGGCCCGTCATTGCGATCGCTGGGTTCAGTGCTTCCTTCGTTTTCATCAAGATCAAGAGTGCGTTGAAATGAGGTAGTTACAAAGTCGTTCCACTGATCGTCATCAAGTTCGTTCAGTGGTTCAAGCTCAGGGTGTTCATCGGGATCCCAGTAGAACTGAAAACTCCCGTTACCCTCTTCGTCTTCCTCGTACTCAGCTTCGACATACTGCCAAGCTTCACGAGGGATCTTGTTAATCAGATCTTCGTAAGGTTTCATAGGTCTGAGAGATCGGCGGGTTTGTAGTTAGGTCCCTTTTGTACCTTACCGTTGAGTTTGGTGAAAGGAAACTTAGACCAGTTGGAAGTATAAACTCGTCCAAAAGCATCATCAGGGTCCACACCATAAAGATGAAGAAAGCCGTATGTGACCCAAATGAGATCGCAGGCTTCTTTGAGGATCTGAGGACGGGTTTCATTCCGGAAGGCATACATCAATTCGTAGAACTCTTCCTCTACATAAGTGAGTTGTTGCTCAATAGCCTCAAGCCACTCTTCACCTTCAAGACTGGTTAGCTGGTCCGCTTTGAGCATCCAACTCTTCACCAGCTCTGCGTTGGAACTCTTCATCTTCAAGGAGATCGTCGTAAGTGAATTGGTTGCGCTTTGCCCATTTGTTATCCCACTCTTCTGATCGTTTGATCAGTCGATCAAGATACCACCGGGCTTTCTTGAGATCTTCAGTACCGTTTTTGTGTTGGTACCGAGTGACGTATTTGATGATGTTGCCTTCAACAAAATCAAAGGCGTGGCTATCGATGTAATCAATACATTCAATTACTCCCTCGTCGAACGCGTAGTGGTGGGGTCGTATTGGATCGTTGGTGGTGTCCATAGTTGAATCTCATTGAGGGTGTACTCAGTGTCACGAAGGATGCGAGCAAGACGTGCTTGGTTCAAGGCATAGTCAGCACTCAAACCTTTCTTTGCGTACTGCTGAACTACAGTTCGCCATGCGGAGGCTTCTGAGAAGTCTTCTGCTGGGATGAGCTTCTCTGCTGTCTTCGGGCCAATCCCAGGGCAACCAGGATAGCCGTCAACGGAATCGCCGGTAAGAGTCTGACGATAGTAAAAGACATCAGCTTCAAGTTGAGAGATGGTAAAGATGTTTCCATCGTTATCCAGGTGGGTACCAGGGATCTGTTTTAGATCCTTGTCACCAGACCACATAACGACTTGATCTTCATGGCGAGTGGTGAGAATGCCTAGAACATCGTCAGCTTCCAGCCTGTGCCAGCACTCAGAAGGAAACTGTTGCTCTGCCCACCGTCGAATTGCCAAGTACCCAACTGGTTTCCGACGATGGTTTCCAGCACGGTTTCCTTTGTAGGACGGTTCAATCTCTTTTCGGAAGTTTTGATCAGCAGTCCAACAAAGCGTGAATCGATCTGATTGTGCTTGGTTGCGCTTGATATCCAAAAGCTCATTGAACATCAACTGGGCTTCTTTGACTGGTAGGTGAGTCGTAATGATGTCAGGACACCATTCGATTTCAACTTCACAAGCGGCCACTGTTTGATACAGCAGCATATCTGCGTCAAGCAGTAGCCACGTCATCAGCACCTCCTTGATGGGCTCCTAGCTTATTAACCCTGGCTAGGTAGTCCACTGCTTTTAGGACGCCTTCGAGATTGTCACCCAGCTTCCCGATGCCTGTGTTGCAGTTGTTACACAGCCAACCTCTGTGCTCATGGGTGTCGTGGCAATGATCCCAATGCAGCTTCTGCTCGGTAAGACCACAGCACTCGCAAGGTGTACCTAGCTCAGGAGTCTTCTGTTTACGTCGCAGCTTGTTGTAGTGGTTCATGTGGCGACAGGCGCAGGAGAGACACTCAGGCCGTCTCCAGGTACCGTTCCTACCAAACAGCTCTAGTGGTTTGGTCTGCTTGCAGATTTTGCAGGTTTTAGTGACACTCTGCCCAGTTGTTTCCGACCTTGTACTCCGCACCGATTTCAATACGGACTCCAAGTTCATTTCCTGCCAGAGCTGCTGACCGGACTGCAATAATTCCAAGCTCTTCTGCGCGTTCTGCTGCGACTGAGAATTGAATTTCATCTTGGCAATGGACGAGAAAGGCAAAATCTTTGCCGTAGGTAAACCCTGCTTCAACCAACTGGTCGTAGCAGATGTTGTACCAGAGCTTGCTAATGATGGCACCAGCACTCTGTAAAAGGAAGTTCAAAGCGCTATGTGAAGACCGGATCTTTATCTGTCTACCGTCTAAAGCCTTTATAAATCCTTCATCTTCTGCCTTCGCAATCACCCGCTTCGTAAGTGCAGCAAGTGCAGGCATATTGCGGAAGTATTTCTTCTTAAGCTTTTCTCCGTCTTGTCCAGTGATCAAACCAAGCTTCTCTGCCCCAGCTCCATACATCAAGGCATAGAAAAAGGTCTTGGCTTGATCTCGTGTGGCTAGTCCAGCAGCCTTCTGATTGGCCGTATGGATATCGCCGTTCAATACCTCGTTCGCAAACTGGCCGTCATCAAAGGGCCATAGGTAGTGCGCTAAGCATCGAGCTTCAATACCACTGAGGTCCACGCCAACCTGTTTGGTGCTTTTCCCTCCCCCGAGGAAGCCAGGTCCAAACAGAGCTCGGCACTCCGGTCCCAGGACTGACCTGACAGCAGGAACCTGGGCCATATTGGGGTTGACGTGGCTACAGCGGGCCGTGGCACAGCCAACAGTAATCACACTGCCGTGAATCCTGTTGTCACGTTCCACGAGTTTCAACCAAGCGTTGTTGCCAGTGCTTAGTTGACCCAACCGTTTTTGGAGTGTGAGGTGTGAAACAAAATCCTCAGCTCCAGGAATCTTCGACAGAACTGTTTCATCCACCTTGGGTTTCCCCGTTTCGGTGAAGTCTGTTGGCTTCCACTCCAACTGGTTCTGCAGCACCCAAGCAATGTGATCCCGAGAGTTCGGGTTGAGGTCCACAAGGCGGCACATCTCTGCACCGGCTATGTACCCTCGTGTCGCATTGTCTCGCTTGGGGGTGAAGAGCCCTCCGTCAACGAACGGGAACCGTTGTCTCAATCGTTCGCTGAGAGTATTTAGTTGTTGATTGATCTCAGCCTCTAGCTCCAAAGCCCCTTGAACATTGAAGCCAAAGCCAGAGTCCTCCTGCAGGCGGATGAGCTGCGCAAAACGCATCTCTAGGTCAACGGCACAGGGGATGCTGTCGGCCTTAGGTTGCAACCTGTGCCAAAGCTTAACATTTAGTTCAACATCACAGACGCATCGCTCAGCCAGTTCTTCCGTCAGCTCGCTGAAATCACTGAGATCTGCGTGACGCTTGTTGTGTCCCAAACGGAATCCATAAGCTTCAAGGGAGTGCCGACCATATAACTGAATCGGCATACCCTCCCATTTCCGCTTGAGATCAGTGTCAAAGATATTGGGATACAACATCCGACACAGAATCAACGTATCAACCAGCTTTCCCTTTGGTTTGAACTTTGGGTAGACCTGCTGAATCGCTGGTATGTCGTACTGGATAATGTTGTGACCTACCAGTACGTCAGCATTTTCAAGGATCTCAAGCCACTCCTTTGAATCCCTTAACAACACCACACCATCGTCTGTACTCAAAGCACAGCAATGAATCTTGGTTACATCACGACTCTTCAGAGCGTTCGTTTCCACGTCGAACACTACCGTCGATAAAGACTTTGAGCCTCCGGCTGTAGCAGAAGTCAAGGAAGTCTTCGAGCTTTTCGTAGGTGAGCTGGTAGAAACCGTCATTGGATTTGAAGAAGGATTGAAGGTATCTCTTCGCTGTTTCGGTAGCAGCAAGAACTGTTACCTTCAGCGGGTTCATCTCAGTGATGTGAACGTCAAAAGTCGGGTTCAAAAGAATCATCGAACTCTGCGGGTTTGTGTTTGCCGCCATTTTTAAACTCCAACATTCTGCCTGTTGATTCTTCGTATTTCACAGAACCGGAAACGCCACACCAGCCGGTGAAACGATTCTTGAGAACCCGTACCACTGTGCCCTCGGAGTCGTTTTCAGACTGCTGATCTCTTTCCAAACCGATGCAGATATCACTAAGTTGCCCAATAGCAGCGCTACCGCGAAGTTGCGAGAGCGATGTTTGTGCTCCGTTCTCATGACCTTTGTCTCCTGTAGGACGGCGTAAGTGTGACACAAGCAGCATCCCGCAGCCAGTCTCTTCAACAAAACTGCGGAGTTTCGTCATTGTTTGATCAATTGCCCTTCTCTCATCGCCTTGATCAAGACCCGAGACGAGAATCGATAGGTGATCAAACACAATCCAACTACAGCCGCACCCACTAACCAAATGCCGTATACGGTTAAGCAGAACGGTAGGGTCAAGAGAGCCAAAATGGTCGTACAGAAATAGCCTGCTCGTTCCGAGAGTCCGATTGAACGCTGCTTCGATTTGCTCATCTG